TGTCTAATATACCAATAATATTGGCTGCTTGAGGCTAAAGATAATATCATACTTGTAGCATTACTGCTACCTGATCCTTTAAACCAAAATGATACCACCCAATCTGTTGACGAACTAATAGTTATGAGAGATGCAGTAGTTCCCTCATCATTAACACCATCGGGGAATATAGCATTACCAAAGTCATACGCCGTTGATAAAAGCGGAGTAGTGCCAAGATATGCTTGGCTAACTGCCGCGCTTCCAACCTTTAAAGTCGATGTATCTATTGCCCCTAATTTAATCGCCATCTATGCTATGATATAAAGTGTCGTTGCGTTCGGCGTTGTGATCGCGTCATATTCCGCTTGCGTCAAACTCATAATGTTGGTAATTGCATCTGCTCCCGTAACCGCTGATGGATCAGATGGTAGATATGCCGCGTCATTTGTCAGCGTTGAAACGTTGTCGCTTGGCTGCGTTGATGTTGCCCCCAATGCCGCGCCACTTGTAACTGTTGCAACGGCAACTGAATTTACTTGACCTGTTAAATTACCGCTTAATATGGTCGCTGTTGAGTCTTGATTGGATGTTGCTCCAAGTGCTGCTCCTGACGTTACTGTGGCAACTGCTACTGAATTAACTGTGCCTGTAAGGTCTCCGCTTAATATTGTAGCGTTTGAATCTTGATTTGATGTTGCGCCTAAAGCTGCGCCTGATGTTACTGTGGCAACCGCCACGCTGTTGACTTGACCTGTTAAATCGCCTGCTAAAATTGTCGCTGTTGAATCTTGATTTGCCGTAGCTGCTAATCCTGCTCCGTTGTTAAATGTGTTCCAATCAGTTGAAGTTAAGTACCCATCTACTGACGTTGTTGCTTGTGTTATTGTCAAGTCAGGGGTTGTAGTGCCGCTTGTAACCGATAAAGGTGCGTTAGTTGTCACTTCAGTTACTGTTCCACTACCACCACCACCTGATGCGCTAATTTCAATGTCATTACCGACAGTATTGAATGTGATGTTTGTACCCTCTGAGATTGTTACGTCTCCTGTTAAAGTGTTGAATGTGTCTACACCACCACCACCACCACCAGCGTATTCTGGAATATTTAGCGTGTCACCTACCAATGTAGCTGCACCTGATGTGCCTGTGGTAGTTAAGGTAATGTCTCCTTGCTTTGCATCTAACGCTGTTTGCGTTGCCGTGCTGATTGGCTTATCCGCATCGCTGGTGTTGTCTACGTTTGCAAGTCCAACATCTGACTTTGTATAGTCACCGCTTTGAGCAGTTACTGCTCCTGTCCTTCCGAATACAGAATCAACAGCGTTAACCTCCGCGCCTGTCGATATACCTGACAGCTTGGTTTGCTCGGCATCAGTAAACGCGTTTGTGTTTGCATTGTTTTCGTATGCTGTTTTTATCTCCGCATCCGTTGGGTTTACCTCTGCTCCAGCTTCAACTCCTAGCAGCTTGGTCTGTTCTGAATCGCTAAACTCATTCGTGTTCGCGTTGCTTTCGTATGCTGTTTTAACATCGGCTGCTGTTTTCGCGTTTCCAATAGATGCTTCAAGTTCTGCGAAGCTGTGTATGCCGACTCTTTCTGTTGCCATTAGTTGACTGTTAGGTAAATTTCGTTGTTCGAAGTGACGTAAATGAAGTCATCCGTTGTCACATATATGTAGTTTATCGTTACAGGCGGTGTTCCTGTTATGTTTCCAATGCCCTGCGCCCAAAGCGAGCCATCGCAGCACCTAATTGAATATGTGTTGTTTGGGCATAAACAGCCTCTTCGACCACCGCGCCTAGAAGATGTGGCGTTGTAATAGCGTAATTTGTCTTTACGCATTGGAAATGATGTCTTTTATCGCGTCAATTAAAGCATCCTCTTCGTTTATCTCTGCCGCTTTCATCTCCGTCTTGTCGGCGAAGTAGCCTTCGATGCTGAAACCTTTAACCTTTCCTGTCTTCACAAAATCATTCCATACCTCATCGTTGTCAACTTTGACGCTAACCATCCAAGTGCCAACGGGCATAGATAGGTCGTAGTGCGCTGACTTGTCTTTTTCTGAATGGTCGACAATCCACGATTCTACAACCGTCAAGTCGTTTAATTTCATCGCGTGTTCCAGCGTACTTTTGCCTTGATTCCCTTGCTTCAAGAATAACTGAGATGCCCTTGCGATCGTGTCTTTTGAAAAGTAAACATAGAACTCATCATCGCCGTTCTTCCTGAAAATCGTTCGATTTGGAATGAGCGCCGCGCCCATCAATATTCGCTTCTGCTGATCCACTTCTGCCAGCTTGATTTCTTGATCCTTGCTTAAGGCAATAAAGTCTGATTCAATTGCTGGCGACTCGACGATGCTGATAGCGTTTACTCCAGCATCAATACTGTCCTCGTCAAGGATTAATTCGATGATCTTCATAGCTAATAAACGTAATTTTTTGGTTTTGTTTTTATCAAAATGACGACTTGTCCCTGCTGTTTCGGTCAAGGCTTTGCTGACTTGTTACATCGTTTGCTACAACATACGCTTTAATTGGCTCCTGATTCTGATTTGCAATACTTCCAGCCACTTGATTGAATCCGCTTGTTCCTACGGTGTTAAATTGTGGCGCACCTCCTCCGCCTACTGATGGTGTTGATGCTCCTCCGCCACCGACTGATGGAGATGAAACTGCGCCACCTCCTCCACCGTCAAATGTCTGCGCTGAGATCACTGCAATTTGCGCGGCGCCTGCCGCAACGGCAACCCCTGCCGCAATAGGCGCAAGGATAGGGCCAACGTAAGGAACTCCCGCGACTGACTTATAGGCGGAGATTGCCGCGTTTGCCGTTGATATTACCGCCTCTGAAATCGCAATGCCTTTTGCAATTTGAAAACCTTTTTTTGCGGTGATTAATCCGTGATCAACGAGAGCGTCATTCATCATCATTAAAGATGTTGTAGCCGACTGTGCAACGTCAAGACTTGCTTGCGTTGCTTCAATTTTATCTTGTCTGACTTGTTCAGCTTTGGCTATCGCATCATCGGCGGCAGCCTCTTCGTATTTCTTTTTAATGTTTGCTTCTTGTATAGCTAAATCTTCCTCTAGTTTAATTTTGTCAGCACCATATATTTCAGCCAACTCAATTAAGCTAAAATATTGGTCTCGTACTGACCTTAATTCTAATTCTTGAAATGACAAAGTTTTCTGAAAATTAGCTTCATCTAAATCTTCAATTTCTTTGAAATATTCTTTTTTCTCATCTTCTTGCGCTTCGTTTTGCGCTTGTATTGCATCTAATTCACGATGCAATCGTCCCATACGTTTCTGATAGTTTTTTTCTGCTTCTGCAGCTGCTATTTCATTAAGATTATTCCACCATTCTTGAAATGCTTCTTCGCTTTCTTTCAAAGCATCTTCTGCATCTTTATTAGCTTGCTCTCTTAAGGCTTTCTGTTCGGCATACAAAGAACGCTCTGCCGCTTGCTGTTCAGATTTTACACCAGTAATTCTTTCTTCAATATCCAGTAATTCATTACGTAAGTTTAAAATTTCAACTTCTCTTTCAAATGAGTAAGTTAAATTATTTTGTAAAAATTCAACGTTTGCTATTCTAAGATTTACAACTTCTTTTTCTTTTTTAATTGACTCATCTAGCTGAATTGCTAGCTCGTCATTTGCTGCAAATCTTTCTTCAAATGTTAGTGTAGAGTCATCGCGTATTTGCCTTTGCAGTTCAGCTTCTTGCTGATTTAATAGTTGAAGCTTTCTTTGCTTAACTTCAAGCAATACTAACTTTTTATTATTTGCCGTAATCTGCTTACCTATTCTTTCTAATTCTTCTGTATATTCACGACCAGCTTTTGTTCCGTTAACCAATCCATCAACTAACTTTAATGTTTGAGTTGGGTCAATAATAGCTAATGTAGATAACCAATCTCGCCACGTTGAACTTTGTACCGCTTCAGATTCAGCGATTGTGTTTGTAAATCTTGAAAACGCAACATCTAAACTATTCATTGTGTTTTCAGTAGCATCTGCAATCTTTTGATTTTTACGAAAAGCATCACCTAACTTAGCTAATCCAGCTATCGCAAGACCAATTCCAAGACCTTTTATAGCATCACCAACCTTTAATAAGTTTTTCACCAAAACCACCACTTTCTTTTTTGGTTTCTTTAACGGTTTTGGTAGTCTTTTTTAACTCAGTATTTAACTGATTAATATCACCGCTATCAACATCAACCTCAATCTCAACTACTTTTTTTATTGTTTCAGCCATTGTCTTGTAGTTTGAAGTAGTTCTTAAATTCGGTTAAATTCTGAGGCACTTTGTATTTGCCTTTTGCCATCTGCGTAAGCTGGCCGCCATCGTGCCAATCATCGCTCTTGAGTAATTCTATAATGTCTTTTATCATTAGTCTACAAGTGTTAAAAGTTCAAAGTTTGCTTCGCCTGTTGTCAGGTTTAAACGCATATTATTTATGGTGTATCTATTTGTGCGAATTATCAGCACATCATTTACTTTTATTTCAAGCATCAAATGCAATGGCAAAATTGCGCGAAGCATAGTTCGCCTCATCGATAAATCGTAAAGTTCTGATATCCAATCTTCCCAAAAGTATTTGTATATACTTGGGCTGGTGGGCGTGTCGGTGACTAGCGTGAACGGATTAACTTCTGCGCCAAAGTTTAAGCTGTTCGTAAAGCTGCTCCCCATTCCGTTATATTGAAAACAAACATTGTATCTATTAAAAGCGTTTGCTCCACTTGTGACTTCTGATGTGTAAAAATTCCTAAACGAAAATAGCGTTTCATCGTCGGGCAACAAATCCTGAACCCCTGCCTTATAAAACATAACAGGCGCGCCGCCTATTGTTGAAAGGTCTTTATCAATGTAATGGCAAACCATCAGCTTGCTGAGTATTTCGTTGTTTGATGTTTCAGGCGCAAAATTCGTTAGGCGTGACCACGAAGGATTTTCAAAAATAGTTGTCAACTCAAAATTATTTGAACTGATGGCATCTCCATAAGCGTCTCTAATTTCTGTAACTGAATCGCCATAGCCAATGCCGCCGTTTTGTTGTGAAAAATTTTGACCAATCACAGATTCGGTTGGTTGGTATGCGAATTTTAGCTGCTTAAATAGTTCGGCAGGTTGCACTTCCACGTTGTCCAGATCAACGTGTTTAGTTATATCAACATCATTTCCTAACGCCTTCCAATCGTCAAAAGTTTCAACCTGAAACGTTGTCGAATCTATCGGTAATATAATTAGGTTGAACATTTTTATGATGCCACTTAACCATTCGAATATATTTTGGTCAGGAATCCCACCCTCAACCGTAAGCGTTTCGCCTGTCAAGCTATCCGTATATGAATGATTGAAATAACGAAACTCGCAAGTGGACGATGTGTCTAATTCAACCAATTCGTCTTGGTATATAAAATTGAATTGAGACGTTGCGCTTGCAATTGTCCAATTGAATTTCTCAGGAAAATTGGATTTGACGTAAAACTTAATTTGTCTTTGTGCGGCAGAGTCGGGAAATGAAAACTCAATAACGCCTTCTCGTCCTTCGGGAAAATATACTATTTGAAAGACGCTGCTTGATATAATGTCGTAAGCCACTAGCTTCAGCTTTGGTGTTGGCAAACTATCATTAACTTGATCAATTATACTTTGCTGAACAGTTAACGCAACTGTAACTGTTTTTGTACCTGAGTTTGCAGGAACAGTCAAAACGCCTGTGGTTGGATTATACTGAGTGCTTCCACTTTGCGGAGATACTTGAGTACCATTAATGATTTGGGTGTACTCCATTGTGTAATGATCACCAAATCCTTCAGCGCGATTACTCCAAACAAATAAATCTTGCCAAGCGTCCTTTGACCAAAAACCTCCCGTAAAAGAAATTGAATATTTATTCTCAATTTCAGTCAAAATTCTATCCGCTTTTAGCGCAGGCTTTAATTCGTACATAAGGCCGCCCTGTGAAGCGTATTGATACTTTGCCGTCACCAACTCATTCGCAGCATTCAACGCTACTGAAATGTAAACTTTAAAATCACATTGAGGCACATCTGAAAATTGCCAAGCAATAGCCTGCGCGGCGGTGATTGATCGAGTAACTTGAATAGATAAAACATCATTACCCGTTCCGCTATCCTGCGTTCCATCTAAATACGCAAAACCATCATAAGCGTCGTATGCTTTGATAGTCCAATCGACAGCTTGGTTTGCAACAACAATGTAAATCAAAAATGTATCAGCACCGCCCCCTGTGTTTCCATCTTGAATAAACCAATTGTTCGCGAAATCATAATTTTCGTGTTCGGTGTTTACCTCATAAGCTTGTAACGTACGATCGTTGTTTACGCCTACCGATGACTTATATGGATTGTTGTTTATTGAATTGTAAATTCCGTTGCCTCTGCCTTGCAAATTCCAATTCCTTTGCGACGTTGCCATTGGTATTATGTGATCTGTGCCAACCGTACCTTTTATCGCGTCTGAAAAATCATTATAGCCCATATGCGCGCCTGAAACGCTACCTAGCTGTGATAGAGTGTCTTTTCCAAAAAAATCAGAAAGATTTGTGATTTGGCTAAAAAAAGCTACTTCGTAATAATCAACACTACCATTTTTTAATACAGCCCTGTTGAGCCACATATATCCAAATCGGAATGGTAAGGTGTTTATGTCAATTCTTGCGGCCTTCTTTGTTGCAGGGTTGAATCCTGTTGCAATGCTTTCATCGTACCAATGCGACATCGCAATATTATTATTCTTGCTCGCAGGAATCGTGAACGATTGCGTGTAATCGGTAAAGACTTTATCCAATTCACGGAAGTCTTTAATCGTTCGATTGATCTCAATCGATTCGTCTGTGAATAAATCCAGACGCTGGTCATCAATATAAACTTCAACAATTAACCTCATAGGTGTTTTCTCTTATCTTATCTTCTCTTATCTTCTCTTATGGCATTGCGATGGCAATGCGAGCGCAATGCGAGCGCATACTTTTATTTGCAACTACCTCATTTATACGACGTTATTCAATTCGTTATAAGCAAAGTCAAACGTCAAGCTGTAGTTTATAAGATTATCGTTCACAGATTTCTTTAAGTCAACTTGGTTGGTTTGAATCGTTACAGGGGTGAAAACGTCGTCAATAATTAGCACGATGCTTTCGCTTAAAAGAATTTCCTCAAGTAGTTGGCTAAACGACTCATTTACAAACCCTGTATTGACGATAATAGATTTAGATCCGTTGACGTTGTATCTCTGCTTTTGTGCAGCATTGACGCTGTAAGTGTATTCGTTATTGACAACCTCACCTATGTTTCGCTGAAACTTGCTTTCCGTTGTTACCATCTGGCTCATTGACTTCTTAATGAAGCTGAATGAATCCCAAAAACCGAACTTGTTTACAAACAAGCAATCGACCACGTTGTATTTTGGCTCGCATACAATTTCATATCTAAGCACAGATTGATCGTTGACTGCGGCAATAGTATTTTCGCCTGTGAATCTTGGGATGTTATCGCCGATTAGATACCAAGCTAATTGCTCCTGAGTTGTAGATAATTCCAACAAGTATCCTTGCAGATACGTTGACAGGCCGCTGATGTCTAGTTGTATTTGAGTAGCTGACGCACCAATAACTGTTAATTCCTCATCGAAGCTTGGATATATAGTTCCGCCTCCTGCGTCAAAACCAATTCCAAGTATGTTGATAACATCGTTGACTGCGGCATCATTAGCAACTATCAACGTTAAGTCTTGGCCTGCTGTTACGCTAAATTCGCTTTGAGATGTGAATGTAATTGAAACCGATACCGTTGTTGTTTGCGGGCTTCCTGCGTCGTTTCTGTTTATAAAGTGACCGACTCGCAAATAGTCTTTACCTGTCACAAAATTAGAGCAAAGGTTCTTTTTGCCTAACGGTAAATATGTTACTGAATATTCCACTTGTTCAATCGCAAAGTCGGACGGCATAATCTCAATGTCGTAGACGTTTGTAATCGGCGTATAGTCATCGTTTGTTCTTGTCAGCCAATTTGTGCCTGCCCCCCATTTAATCCGACCGAAAGTTTTGATGTCAGGATTATTACGATCGAACTCACCCGTGAATATTGGCAGAATTGTGTAGCTGTCTTGGCCCATTTGCCGATAGCAATTTGTTGCCATTATTGTAACATCTGTTCCTTTTGCAACCGCAGGTGACCAATCAGGTGTGCCGTAGTTTCCCGTCGCTCCTGTTGTCGGTAAGAAGTTTACGCCATCTTTGAATCCGCTATAACCAAAGTTTGCAGTATGGTAAATATCAAGTGTTTCGGTTGTCCCTCCTGAATCAACTACCTCCTTGTCAATTTCCACAAATAAAACTTCATTCGCTTCCGCGTGATTGTCTGCTCTGACTTTTGCCGCGTAACTTAATGCAACCGTTGTATTTGAGATGCAATATGCTTTGTCGATAGACGCCCCCAAATCGAATGTAATGGATGTGGCGTTAAATGAAAGTACAGTTGCATACCAAACGCTTGCCGAAAAACTTGCATTACAAGGCGTTGCGGCTATACCTGTAAACGCAGGCGTTTGAATTGTAAACTTATCGCCTACCTTCAGGTTACAGAAAGTTGTTGTGTCTACTGTTGTCGTAATCTCTGATCCATTGTCATTACTATTAAGGCTTGCGTTTGTGGCGATGTCGTAATTAACTCCAATGATTCGATCAGTTACGTTGTGCTGAATATAGTCAGAGGCAAGCGGTGCTATATCAAACACAATTATGCCATCAACAGCGTTGCTCTTTGAAAGCGTGTAAGTTTTTAATGTCGTGCCTGCTAAAGCCGCAGAGCGATTTCCGTTCTTAATTCTCACAGTTAAAGACGCGCTTGTAATTGTCTCCCCTGTCGTTGGAACGCAGTTGATAAAGAACGGTGATCTCGTTCTTACAGGTCTATGATTTTTGAGTGCGGTTGGCATCGATTGTGTCTATTTGTGATTCAATATAATCTATATTATCTTGCGCAATGGCTTCTTGAAGCTGACTGAATAGTTTTTCCTCTTGGCTTTCGTAAGCATCTGTGAAGAAGTTGGTTGGTTTTAATCCGCGCTTCTTGATGTTTCGGCTAATGACAAACGCCAAACCTTTCACTCGTGACTCAGTCATTTTCAAAAACTGACCTTTCTTGCCTTCTCTGGTGTCGCGCATTTTTAATGGCTTCTTGCGAATCCACTTCATTATTGATTGTTGACCTTCTCTACTAACTCCTGTGCCTGCTTTTCTTCCTTTATCTACATTGAATCCATACTCCAACATCTTGAATATGATAAATCCTTTGCTGAACCTACCATCTTTGGTCTTGGTCTTAAGTTCAGATGTGATTGACTTTCGAAGATTACCAGAAGCATCAATGCGCTTCTTATAGCTTTTACCTCTTGAGTTTTTGGCCGTGTATGTTTTGCCTACGTTGATCTTCGCTAATCGAACTACGTTGTCCGCGAAGTCAGCTAGAACTTTATCTCTATTGCCTTTAACCCTGCCAGCCATCAGATACAGATTTCGGTATTAGGAACGTCGATTGATATGTCAATGGCCCAGCCAGCAAGTAGGTTTTCAAACCTATCTTGAAATGGTGTTGCCGTGATTGTTTCGTTGATTTGGAAGTTATTACTAAACGCATCTCCTCTCCGCAGCTGTTCAACCAACCTGTTGCAAACCTGAAGCTGAGTGTTGTATATATCTTGGAGATTGTTCATACCATAGAACGGTTGTGCTTCACTTCTGAGTTGGTCTTTATTGATATCGACGACATCCATACAGATAACTGTGAAGTTCATTGTCATCGTCGAGCCATTTAAGGCCGTATCTCCCACGATAATATGCGACAACGGGAAAATGCTCTGCTTCGCCAAATCACTCTCTGAAACCTCGCCTATTGTGACCACGTTGACGTTGTTGTCTGCTATCAATAAATCGTGTAACTTCTGCGTAACTGTGTAAAATTGCCTCATCTTTTCTTGCGCTTTATTTCGTTGCTTTCAATTTCGTTTTTCTGCTTGTCAAATGTCAGTTTAAGCAGACATTGATGGAGATCCAGCTTTGTGACTTCATTAATTCTAAGGATGTTTCCATCTGCGAGATGAACGATTGATTGATACCATCCCCATCGTTGTCCAAATTGTGATCGCTCTCCGTGTTCGTTGTCGTCAATTCCTCCCGAAAAGAGTCCTTCATACTGATTAACAACTCGCTTCCTAAATTCCAAAAAAAAAGCATTGCACCAAGTGCCGTTTCTAAATCGCAATCAAGGAAGAACTCAGCGTATTTATCTGATCCCTCGTAATCTTCGATCAGATAGGTTTCCTTTACCTTAAGCGTGATAGGTCTGTAAAGAACAGCCATTGCCTTGTGATAGGTAGTTGGTGACTTCATATAGTTCTCAAGGTCTACATACTCACCCAAGCTGATGTCATCCAGCTTCGGAATGAATCCAAACTCTGTGTCACCAATCTTAATTTTGTTTCTGAATGTTGGCTTCTCACCGAACACATCTTGCAGCATCTGAACCACAACATCGTATTGCGTCAGGCTAAGTTTTTGCAGTTCGTCATAACTGACATTGCAGAATATGCTGACCATCTTCATCGTTACGAACTCGCTATCCTCTGCACCTTTGTTTGCTTCTAGTATCTTTTGATACGAGATATAGTCCTTTAAAGGAATATCTGCAAGGCTGGCTGGAACTTGAAATTTGACTTTCATAATGAATAAACGTATTTGGTTTGATTTGTACCTCAGGTTATATCCTCAAGTATGTCTGTGATTCTTGTATTGTTGCGTGTTTTCTTCGATTCTCTTCTGCCCAAAGTGGTTGCAGGTTTCGATAGTGGCATAGCTTAATCAACTCAGCTTCTGTTTTGGCTGATGCTAATGGTATGATGTGGTCGATATGCCATTCTCCGTAATTACTCCAAGACATACCTTTTTCAAACTGACGTTCAATATGTGATTTCGCAATTTTCCAATCTACACCAATCGCTCGCAATGTATCAGGTTTCTTGTAGTTTGTTTGCGATTTAAACGCTTGATTTATCCGAGTTCTTAAATTGTATATATAACTTATACAAACTATCAAATTTCATTCGCTCGTAGAAATGTTTAGCATACTCTGCTTTGCAAGATTTACACTCATATTGTAATCCGTCCTTATGATTTTTAGATTTACTAAAATCAGTCAGTTGCTTAACCTCCTTACATTTTGTACATTTTTTCATAGCTAATTGCTAAAATATAAATTTATCGGATGCTGTAACTTCCATAGTTCGGATTTGCTAATCGATTCCAAACAGCATACCTAACCGCATCAATCGCGTGATTAAAATTGTCCACAGGTTTGTTAAGCAGGTTGCCGTTCTTATCCTCCGTCCATTTGTAGTTTTGCAGTTCTTTGATTAGGTTCAAACTGTTGGCTGTGACCTTTAGTTCGTAACGCTTCAGCATATCAATGCCTGCCATTATTGAATCAGCGCCTTTTGCTGTTGGCTTCACGTTCCAACGTAGCCTGTGCAGTTCTTCGATTGACTTTGGTTCTGCCGAATCAGCATAGATAACATCCAGCCTGTTCAGTTCTAACTCTTCAAACTTCTGAGCGATGTCTTGGTTCGTTAGGTTGGTATGGTAGAGCAGTTCATCAAGGATAAGCTGGTTGCCTTTCTTGTAGACCTTGACAAGTGCTGTCGGATCATTGGTGAACCCGAAGTCCATTCCTGTGGATAGTAGCTGACCTGATACCTCTTGCACGATTCCAAACTGAAAGATGGTCGCCCTGCTCATTCCACGTTCTCCAAGTCCGTAGATGCGCCAATAGTCCTCGTCTGTTTCTTTCAGGCGTTCGATCTCTTGAATGATTCCAGCGTCAAGATATGGATTGTCAAGGTATGTAGTTTGCAGGAACGAGCAATCTTCTCGCGGCACTACCTTGTCGTATATCCAATGAAAGCTGTCAGATGGATTATAATCGATTATAATGCGTCCTGTTGTCCTGAATAGTATCTGTTGCCAATCTTCCCAATACAATTCATTTGCCTCGTTTAGAAAGGCTAAATCTCGTTTGCGTCCTCGTATCTTTTGCGGCTGGTCTAAACTAATAAACTCGATCAGGTTTCCGTTCAGATGGTATTCGCTGTTTGACTTGTTGTGATACTGCTCGCTGTATAGATTGTGTTTGCGCAAGATGTCAAAGAAGTCACGCATAACAGATGAGCGAACTGCTGGGAAGGTCTTTCTTGCAATCGTTATGGTCTTGCCCTTGTTGCGATAGCAATAGTCAAATATTATCCAAAGTAGAATATTGTAAGTCTTGCCAGACCTCGTGCCACCCTGCTCAACGATTATCTTTTTAGGCGACTTCCGCAGATGCGTAAAGACTTTATTTGTCCGAATCTGACCATTCGCCATCCTCAACTATTTGGAAGGTCTGAATACCTTCGTGCGATATCTCCTGACGTTCAATGTAACCTCGTTTCTTACCTTTGGTTTTTAGGTAGAAAATTGTGGCAGCAGCCGAGCCGTCTTTTATCTGCTTGTGCAGTTGTGATTCTGCAAAGTCCAAAGCTACGTTTTCAATGTCTCTAACTTGTTCGGCAAAGTCTTGGTCATCTTTAAGCCAGCCGTAGAAGGTCGTGCGCCCAACACCTTGATTTTTGCAGGCGGTTGTTACAACGCCAAGCGAATGTTCAAGGGCTTCAAGAACTGCCTTTTTATGTTGTTCGGTTTTGTTCATTCAAAATAAAGTATTATATTCGTGTTTTATGCGAGAGTAGTGTAATGGTTGCATACTTGATATTCCAATTAAGAGGTGGCGTTCGAATCGACCTTCTCGCTCAAATTAGCCCTCCTCTCTTGGAGGGTTATTTTTTTTCCTTTATACATTCCTGCACCTTTTTTGTCTATTTCACTAAATGGTATGTCTTGTACTGTTAATGCACAAGACTTATCTATTAAGTAAATATATCTGTTTTGAAAACCTTTTAATGCAGTTGCACCAGTAAAATTGTATTTACTATCACCTCTTTTTGCTACTACGTCTCCATTAGCTAACTTATAAATAGTTCCGTTTTTATTTATTTGTGTAAGCTTAAATCCGCTTGCCCTGTATATTGTTCCGTCTCCGCATTGAGTAGCGTCAGAGTAGCTTAATATCCATTTAATTTGTGGTGCGTTTTTCTTAATCAATCTTATACTGATTGCTATACATCTACTTTCTGAATACTTTGGAAGATAGTCATCAAAAGCCATTCTATTCAACTCCAGCATCTCATTCCATCTTTTGTTTATATCTGTTTCCCCAGAATCAACCAAAGGAAGAACGTTTCTTTTATCCATTGGGCTTCCATAACTCATAACTCCGTGCAGTTGCTGATTCAGAAAGCATCCAAAGTGCAGACTACTCATATTTACAACCTTTTCAGAATAGTGATGTTTCTTTACAAAAGCATTAGCAATCTTACTCGGTATTACCTTTACTATTATCTCCTTTGCTCTGCCCATTGCATTACTATTAAATATAAAGAGTTGCCGTTACTATTCTCGTTGCCCATTGTTTCGCAGTACTTATACTCTTCTGTTTGCTTTATATCCGCTATTGCGTTTTTAATCTGCTCAACTTGTTCATCTGCAAGAGTAAAGGTCATTTGTTGAAATGGTTCTTTGTCTCCATCTTTTAAATTGAAATCTTCACCAAACTCATCGCTTAAATTAATGTTATCCTCAAAAGGAAAACCATCTAATCCCCAATCCTCAAGTTGAACTACATCCCATTCGTTTGCCAACACATCCCAATCCCATTCTCCGAAACCTACATTGTCTTTTACTATGAACTCGTTCTGTTGCTCGTCAGTTAAATCGCTTGCCTTTATGATAGGCACTTCTTTTAATCCTGCTTCCTTGCAAGCCTTTAAACGCATATTGCCGCCAAGAACAATCATATCATCGTTGACTACAATCGGGCGCAACTCAAGCATCTGAGGGAACTCTTTTATTGACTTGACCAGCTTCTTAAACTTGTCATCCTTTATCAATCGCGGATTATTCGGATTGGTCTTGACTTCTGCTATCTTAACTTTTTGCATCTGCTTCGTATGTTGAATAAACTTGATCTAAATCGTTTCGCCATTGCTCCCATTGTCTTGGTGTGCAAGTGCAAGGCTCGTGATATCTATGACCAAAAACGACAGCGTGAATCTGAGCAATCGCTGGGTAGACCTCAGTCAAGTATCGATTCTTATCCTGCTTGGTGATATCCTTCAATTTTGTCCATTGGTTATATTGCCCTTCGGACATACACTTAGTTGGCTTATGCCGATCGTTTGGAAACATCTCATTCAGCTTTTCCTTTCGAGCGTCACATCCGCAGTCCTCACCAGCAAGCCATTTGACCGCCTTCTTAATTCCTGTGGCTTCAGTTATCTTTTCAATCGTGTCACCAAGTCCTTTACTCGGTGCTTTTCTTTTCCTTGTAGGCTTCGTTGATTTTGCTCTTGGCATTTCTCAAAGTGTTAAATATTGAAGATGCGCTGATGCGCGTTTCTTTGGCGAGTTTTCTAATCGACAGGTCTTCGTCGTGATACAGTTCAAAAAGCTTCAGGTCATACCAATTCATTTGGTCTTTTGCTTGATCGATCACCTCCAATTTCTTGGCGTATTCTAATTCAAATTCAAGGTCAATATCTGACGCTTTCAATGCTTGAATTGATTCGATTGAAACCATCTGAGTTCTTTTCTGTATGCGCTGAAGGTCAACTATAAGGCTGCGAATTATTGTATAAACGTAAAAACCAACGATTTGATTTGGATTTTCTTTATCAATAATCCGTTCAGGATCCTTGATTTGAGACAGCTTTATATACATTTCCTGAACAATGTCTTCCGAATAATGTCCAGCACCTAGATTTTTTGCCATTACAATCCAATCGTTATGGCGGCTGGTTGTGTATGGAATATCAAGTAAGTTCATTCCAAGTCATTTCGATTGAAATAACGCCAATAAATATTTGAAAGGTGGCCCTAAATCCCTCGTCCGTTTCAAAGTGAAAGTAATTAACGCCGAAAATTAAGCCGTATATAAGTCCAATTGAAACTATCATTTTGGCAATACTACGAAAAAAATCATTCGATAGTTGCGTTGCGCAGTATTTTAAAGGCGTAATTTCGAACCTTTGTCTGTTCATATGGCTCAAGAGCATTGAACTCCTTAGAACGGCTTAAATGGATTCCGTACTTCAAACCCAACTCTGCTGCCATTCTTGTGTATTTGCTCTGCCTCAAAACAATTGTGATTGCGGATTTATATTAATCCACGCCTCATCCGTTAGCTTGTCTTCCTTTTTGACATCTTCCTGATAATCAAACTCAATATCAGCGTTACCCATTTTGCTAAATTTGTCGATCTGCCTTTCTGCTGCTTCAACGCGGCCCAGCAACTTAAGATTCTTCTCGCGCATCTTGCGGAGCGTCACCTCTATGTTGTCAAAGTATTCGATGAACTTATGATCGGGCTTGTTTGTCAGCGTTTGGTTTCTCATTATGGTTACCTGCATCAACGCCTTGACAGGATCAAATTCTAAATCTATCATTTTCATTTTTGTTTGTTTTTATAATCCGCAACTGCCGCTATCGCACTCGTTAAAATCATCATCAAATAATTCTATTTGTGATTTCCATTTCAGAATATCTTTATAACGAATGTCACTTCTCCATTTGCTTTTATCAGTTTCTTTGTCTGCAAACCATTGCATTTTATTTGGATGCTTATCGCTCATCTTTTTTAGAAGTAATGGACTTCGCCACCAGCAGCCTACGCAGTTATTCATATAAGCAAATCTAACATCATTACCCTTCCAAAACTCTTCGATAGTATCTTTATATATATTGTCGGTTATTAAAGGAAACTCAGGTTTGCAATAACGATATTCTGCCCACGAATTCCGACCATCTTTTAAGGTTGTAAATGTAGCTTTAACCTTTGTAAATCCTTCATCGTCTGTTTTCTCCATCATCTTAACTGCTCTCCTTGTTTCGTTGGCTCGATATCCAAAACGCATAATAACAGGTTCTTTGATTATGTCATACATCCAATATATTATAGGCATTGTCTTCAGTTCAGTCGTGCAATACCTTGCTATCTTGTTGGGCAGATAACCTCCTTTTTTGTCAATTATCTTATCAAACGTCTTACCTGTTACCCAATCTATTTTTGAACCTATAAACTGCTCCAAATCGAGCATTGTATAGATAATCATATCTTCTTCCAGCGTTCCTATAAACTCTGTGCCTAATCGATCAGATACTTCTTGCCTTATCTTGGAGTCGGGAAATAAACAATTTTTATCATCAGTTCTCACTAAACTAAACACATTGTAATCTGCTGGGTAATTAGCAGCAATGTAACTTGATGTTTTACCACCGCTTAAACTGTTGACTGTCTTCATTTCTTAATTTGAATTAATCCTTCTTTCATTCCAAGCGAATCTATGTTGTAATAACGCTGTTGCTTTCTGTCGTAAAACAATCGAAACTTACCTGTCTTACCAACTCCCTTAGGCTTCGTCTTTTGGACGTAAACATCTCTAACGTTGTAATAATTCTGAACGCTGTGTTCCATTTCTTTATCTCCTGCGTTTGCCATCTGCACTTGCTTTGTTTGATGCGGCTCATAAAGTAATATCATCTGATATCCCTTACGTCCGAACTGCTGACCATATGCCCATTCGTCCTTTTTGTTTGGTGGCGTCCATAGATACCATTCTCCGTCATCATCTTTTTCGCGGATTTCTTGCTTGTCGTTTGCGTGATTTGTTAGTATCGTCAGATAGTTCTTTTTCTTTGTCCAAGCAATTAACACATCAAGTTCGTTCTTTACGATGTTGGCTGTTTTGCTGCCGCCGATTTCGATGTCTAGTTCGTTAAATGGATCAATTAGAACGCCGTCAAATTGGCCGCCTAATCGATTCTCTTCGTAGTTGACTGCATCGAAGAAGTTGGTGATATTCATTTGAAGATCGTTTAAGTTCTCCTTCCAATGCTCAGTTGGATCAAGGATTCGAAAGTGCTGGTTGAGCCAAAACATAATCTTATCAAGTCGGTCTTCCGACATTGGATTTTCGCTGTCGTGTTCCAGCGTTTCACCTGCCGCAAGTTTCTCAACCATCATTTCAATGATCTCATATTTGTCGCCTGTTTCGGGCGAGAGTATCAACCACCTCCAGCCGTGCATTAGCGATGCGTTCAAAATAAGGTCAAATGTAAACTCTGTCTTTCCTGCGCCGCCTACACCTGCTATCATTATGGGATAACCTTTTTTCAGGCTGATGTATTCGTTGGCGTTTGGCCAAGCTGTGTCAAGTCCTCGTTTACGGTTGGTTATCCGTCGTTGCTTGATTTCTGTCAGCACCTGAAGCGGCGCTGTCGTCATTGCTTTGTTCATTCGTGATTTGTTTGTATTGTTTAATGTACTCAAATATAAATTCTTTTGCGTAATCGTTCTCGCAAAGAAATGCTCCAATCAAGCTCAACCCTTGTTTGTTGAGCGAATTACATATCAGCTTATTAGCTTTCGCCATTATGATGATGTAGTTGTCTGCCTCGCTCAGCTGCTGGGCTAATGCTCTTCGCTTGAGCCTTGCGGTTATTATTGGATTCTTCATAGGTTTTAGTTAATCTTCTAAAGATAAAAGAGTAATTAATTTTTCTTCAGTTATTTCTTCATTATTTAAATAGCACTTGCCATCATCAAAATCTGTTTTCTCAAACACTATTAAATTAAAACCTAAATATGTCCATCCATCATCAATACCTCTTCTCATCCATTTGTTTAAATTTTGCCACATAATTTTCTGACCAATTTTTGGTTCGCTATTTCTTGTTTTAATTTCTAACATCATTACTTTTTTGGTTTTCCAATTCCATAAGATAAAATCTAAATCGCTTGCTGAAAAACCTGTACTTGAATCTGGTAGTTTTCTTCGAACCCAACCACTAAATGTAAGGTCTCTTACACCTGTTATTTCTTTCCTTGTCATATTAATGCTTTTGCTATATTATAAGTTTGTTCATCAATCTCAGCAGCTATAACTCTTCTACCTTTTTCTTTTGCTGCTATTATCGTTGTACCACTTCCTGCAAAAGGCTCTAATATTAAATCATTTGGTTTAGTAAACATTTCTATTAAGTAACCTACTCCACTCTTGCTTTGCTGCCAATCGTGACCTTGTTTCTCTCTTTGTTCTGAAATAAAATAATCTTGGAATGTATTCTCTATTTTCTTTTTACCATTTTGAAATATTAAAACAGGCTTCCATCTACACATTAAATTTATTCCGTTAACTATTTGTGTTTGTCCCTCGTGATAAACTGCAAAAGTCCAATAGTAATCCAAGTTATCACTCATTCGGCTTATAACCTCTGGTAAATACATTTGACCTGAATAAGCAACACAATATCCGTTTGGTTTTAAAACTCTTTTAGCAACTCTTGAAAGTTTACTCCAAACTTCAATAAACTCTTTTGGATATGGTGGGTCTGTTATAATACAATCTATACTTCCATCAGGTATGTCTTTAAATACCTCCTCAAAATCACCGAGCCTAAAATCTATTTCTATTTCTTTTTTACTTCCAAGTTCAGCTAATCTATCTCTTTCACTTTCTTTTTCAGCTTTCTTTTCTTCTTTCTTTATTTCTTTATAAGCAGCATTAATACTTACTTCGCCAGTTCTTAATTTTGCTTTTACTTCTTCTGGTGCTTTTTCTTGTATCTTTTTTACTTTAGATATTGTATCGTGTGAAACTGATGCAACTTTAGAAAGTTCTTTTTTAGTATCTATTACCGCTTTGTCAGATTTCTGACGAACCGCTCCACCAGCTTCTTGTTGTTTTTCTTTAGCCTTTTTACTAAAAACATCTTCAAGTTCTAATGCTAAAACACTTCTTTGGTAAGCACTTAAATTTCTTCTACCAAATTGGTTTAGTATCATCCACTCTTTAACTGCTTCTTCATTATCAAAATGTTTGCTTTCGGTTTGATAGTCTAAATTCCATCGTTCAGAAATTTCAAACCTATTATGTCCATCTATAATAAAACCGTTCCAAGTTAGTATTTTTTCTCTTATACCTTCAGCTAAACAGTTATCTTCTAATTGCTTAAATTCTTCAGTTGTTAATGGTGGTATTAACTGTTTAAATTCTTCTTTTATTTTCATATTCTTTATATTAATAATTTCAATAATATCTATTTTGCTTTGCTTCAAAAGTCTTTAGATTGAGATTTATCTAATTGATACTTGCCTTTCGGCTGGATTGTTTTTAAGTGAGGAATTACTCCATTGGCTTTTGACTTCCAAACCTTAATCGGTTTATTATAGCCGTCCTTCCAACCGTTCTCTACCCATTGATCGAATTTTAGTTTGGCGTGAGATGGATCAACGTTTGCCTGCTTTGAAACGCAATAATCAACAAACTCCTCAACTGATGGTATTATCTTCTTCTCTTCTCTCTTCTTCTCTTCTCTTATGGCATTGCCTTCGCTATGCGCTCGCATTGCGCTCGCATTGCCACCCCATCTTTTTCGCGCTGCCGCTGAGTTTTTCGCCCTTGTTTCGGTGAAGCTTTCAAGCTGCTCGTCAAGGAACTTAATACTTATCAAATCATCCTCAACCTTGATTATTTGGTGTTTTTTTAGTTCGATTAACGGTCCTTGATTGCCGCCACATACTTTTTGTAAAGCTAAAGCATAGGGCAGATCTCCGACTCGAATCCAATAAATGCAGCACAACTCAATGAACATTGCCCGTGTGTTGAAGCTGCACATTTGAATGTTGCCGTTATCCCATTCGCTGGGCTCAAATTTAAAATAAGGTAATTCCTTCGCCATTTCGTTTGTTTGTTTTGTTCAAAATTAATCAATTATGACTTGAGACTTGTAATCGCTAGTTATCAAATCCTTCGACTGCTCAGTCAGCTTGTAGATTTCGGTTTCGGTGTTGGTGTGTTTGGCTTGCCAATACGAATCAAGAACTATTTTAACGCTGTGAATTACTGTTGCGTGATTTTTGGGCTTACCTGTGGCGATAATCTGACCAATTCGACCTAAGGAGTATTGCGTGTTTTCTTTAATTAGATACGTTGCAACTTGCCGCGCAATTACAACTGATCTGTGCCTGTTCGCGCTCAACATTGTTGACATTGGAACGCCTGAAAGGTCTGAAACAGTTCGCAATATTCGATCTGCTTTCACCTCGTCGCTGACAACGTCATCATATATTACTTTGGTGTGCGTTAGCTTTTCAAGCTGCTCAACAACCGCGTCGTAATTTAGCCTCGCCTGCCGCAAAGCCTCCGCGAATTGCGGAAGCTGGATGCGTAGTTCGACTATTTCATCAGAATGGTAAGTCATCGGCTGGCTTATTTTCGGCGTTAGCGGCTGCTGGCTTGACCTCCTGACGTTCAGGTTTCCAAGTATCTTGCTCCATATAGTGACCTCCACTTTTGGATTCTTTGAGCGTCCAATTTGACCACCCTGTTTCTGAGGCTGCCTTTTGCAAGACCTCTAAGTCCTTCGGCCCAAAGCTGATCTTGGTCATTTTACCATACTGAGTTTCGACTGTTTTGATTCTGCCTAAGAATACTTTTTCATTTTCCATTTTTACTGATTTTAATTAATTACGATCTTCGTTTATATGTGCTGCAATTTCGTGATGATTGACATCGTGTAGAAATGCTCGTGCGTAGCTTTTTGCTAATTGGTTTACTTGATCTTCTGTTTCTTCGAAGACAATTTCTTCAATTGCCTGTTCAACCTCTTCGGGTGTTATTGGTGAATCTCCTTCAATTACCCATCCGTCAAAGAGTTCTAGTGAAATTCGCCAAGTAGCGTAATTTGTCCATCCGTTATATGTTTGGCTTCCCATTTTAAAGTGCTTTTAGTTTTTGAATTAATGTAGGCGATACGTCATACTTAGCTGTGATTTTGGCAATGTCGCCGCCGTCCATTACGAACTCTCGCGCCTTGATCCATTCCTCTGAAGGAACGGGATATCCGTCCCTAATAACATCTCTGAGTAGTTTAGGCTTCGCCGCCTTTACTTTGGGTTGAGGAATCTGCTCGCCTGCTGCGTCTATGTCTTTGTCGGTGACTAATCCAAGTGCGCTACTTAATGCGTATCTGCGGATGTAGGTTATCGCCGATCCTAAGACCTGAAAGTCGTTCATACCTTTTAGCTGAACGCCTTGTGGGATGCTGGCTTTTGACTCCCGCATCTCTCCGCTTTCAACGTGAAAGATTGTAGTGATTATACTGTCGTTGTGAAGTTCCTGCATAAACCCAAGCCCGTGCTTTTTCATCAGCGGATTAATAACTTTGAATATCGCAGGCAAGTCGGCGTATGTGTAGCCGTAGCCTTGCGTTGCTTTGTGGATTGTGGGGCATTCCTGCTGAAACGCTGCCAATGATTTAAATAGATTTTTCATTTTTTATTTGTTTTTAAGTTTGTCGATTGCTTCGAAAATGTGCCCTTTTCTCTGGTCAATATTTTTGAGACAATAATCGATTATAATTGGTAGGTCATCGACCATCGTGTGCATATTAAATGTGACCGTGCCGTTTGTTCCCTCCATATGAAGTTCTCCGTCTGACGCCCAGATTGTCTGAATGTCATAAAAATACATTGTTGGTTTATCCATTTTGAATTTGATGTTTAATGTTTACGATTTGTGAATGCGTAGGCACTTTGCCCTCCGCTAAGTTATAAAGAAATTGATTGAACGCATATCTGTTCGGATACAGTTCGGAGTACACGTTGGCTACCAACAGGTTGTCGTCGTGTTGCAGGTGAGTATGCTTCTTGAGCATTTTAGCGATGCGCTCTTCTAACTTCATAGTATGAATAGCGCTAAAAGTAATACTGCTATGATTATCGCGTTGATCACCAATTCGTGTTCAAGTCCGTCGTCTCTCATTATTTCCAATTTGCTAGTTTGGTCATTAAAGAATTTGAATGGTCTTTTTCGCGATAAGCGCAAAGAACAGTATCTAGATGCTCATTGGCTGTGACCTCTTCAATTCGTGTCTTTACGGTTTCGCTGACGTAGTGGTCAGGTTGTTCATCTCGCAGTCGGTTGAATTGGCCGATCCAATAGTTAAAGTCTTGGTCATCTTCTGTGTAGTAAGCGCCGTTGCATCCGCATCGGCAGCTATCGCTGAGGCCGTAGTAAATTTTAGTGATTTTCATATCTGTTTAGTCTTGTGCGTTCATCCAAGTTAATATAGTTTGAGCGTGTTGCTCAAGAAGTTCATCATCGTCACCGAATTCAAATGATTCGCTGAATAAAGTTGTAAGCGTTTCATTGCTTACTGCTTCTTTCGTTAGGTGATTGTCAGGTGTTTTTTGAATGTTAGCTGTGATGCATCCACCTCTGTAAAGCCTAATGAATAGACTCCCTTCGCTTACATCGCAATATTCAAGTCCTTGCGCGATGATTTCTAATTGATCGCTGGAATCTAATCGATTCCAAGCCTTTGCTGTTTCTGTCATATCTGTTCGTGTTTGTTTCATTTGACAAATATAACATAAAATGTTAATAAACCAAACAACTTTTACAAAAAAGACAAAAAAAAGGGCAATCCTTTCGAACTGCCCCAAACAAACAAACAAATGAACGGTCTTTAATCTGCCAGCGTAGGCAGAAAGTCTTTTATCATACGGTTTAAAAACCGCAAGTTCTCTTTTTTAATCCGCTGAAGCATTATCTTATCTTCTGTCGCGCCTTTCCCTGCGTTGACCTTTGCATTCATTTCCAGCAAGTAATCTTTTACGATCTCCTTCCATTCTTCAACGGTGTATTTCATAGATTCATTAACAAGTTTATTGGCGTGTTACCATTATCTAGCACTACCATACATCCGATCGCAGGCTTCTTTCCATATTTCGCGTATGCCATTGCGTATGCTTTGTGGTTTATGCCGCATCCTGTTTGCGCTCCAAATATACGAAAGTTTTGCCCGACAACGTATTCAGTATATGCCTGCGTGTGAAGATGTCCTTGCACTGTTGACATCAAATCTGCCTTGCACTTGGTTCGCGCTGTTCCGCCTTCACCGTGTATATACTGCACATCGTCAATAACCAACCTTTCAACGAAATTCCAATCAGGTACGTCTAAAACTTCCCTATATGACTTAATCCATTTGCTTGGTATCGCTGAAGTCTGCGCCTTGCGCATAATTAATCGGTCGTGATTGCCTATAATAACATCTGCAACAGGAAAAGCATCCCTCCACTTAGCTATCTTTTTAATTGCAAGGTCAAGTTCCTGACCTCCTCCCATTCCGTCTGCGGATGTTTCGTGATAGCTTGAATAATGGTTGTCGATGCAGTCACCTATGAAGATAGTTCGGTTGGTGTTAAATTTCTCGGATTGCTCAATGCAAAAATCTAAGTAGCCATTTAAGCAAAAAGGTTCGTGCAGGTCACCGATAACCAAGACGCGATTATCTTTTGACTTTAAATTGCTTATTAGCTTGTTTAAGCCATTACTCAGACGTGGTCTGTTTGTATTCATAAAGATTAAATTCTATGCGAGGATTGTCTTTATCTAATTTGCGATGGGCAACTATCTCAACGCATTTGTTATCGTTCTTGATCGCTCCTGCTTTCTGGAGGCAGTCAAGTATCACTTTCAAACTGTTGTCAAGGTCTGCTCTGCGCGACGGATAGTACACAGTCAAGTTTATACCAAACTCACAGTCGATCATCTCAGACGCTTTGTACTGCATCGCAAACGCCGCCTCGTATGCTTTTAGGTCTTTGCCTTTCGCAAGGCTGCAACGGCTTCCTAAACGTATAATTCGGTAGCAATTTGACTTGCTAGGAACATTGCCTTTTATAGTGGTTTGATAAACTTCCAAATTACGCGTATAGCGATGTAAAGAATTGCTAATATAACCAAAAACCAAATTATGCGTTTTGACTGCTTCTGAATTTGCTCTAAAATCGTTTCTTTTCTTACAATGATCTGCTGATAAGGTACAGATACAGTTTTATAAATCGTGTCAGCCGCGCAAGTTCCGCTGAGATATACCGTGTCGTTTTGACGATAGTATTGGATTCGAAGCCGATCTTTAAATATAGTAATAGTATCACCATCTTCAGCTTTGAATGCTGTATCAACTTCGATAGCTTCCGTTGTAACCTGAATTGTGTCATATAAAGTGTCGTTTTGGATTAGTTTTGGATACAGAATCGTCAGCTTTTCAATCTTGCGCTCAGCCCTTCGAAACTTCTTTTCCATTCGATGTTCCAACGAGCAACTGCTTAGAACCAATATCAAGGCAATTAGAAGCCCTCTCATCGGTTATCTTTGAAGTTGGTATAGATAGTTCTACCATTCGATTTTGAAGCCCTTAGAACCTGCTTTCTGTTGCCCTCAGATTTATAGCTAACGTGAACCCAACTTGGATTTTCGATTGATCCAAATTCAAATATCAGTTGGTCGAAGTCTAGATGGTCATATATGTACCAAAATATATCTGCGTTTGATGGGTAACCTCTGCCGTCGTTGTCCAGATCAAGTGCTTCACCTTTGCAATGCTGTGAAGTTTTGCTGCCGCCTATTGCCTTATTCAGTTTATCGCTCCGATACCCGCTGCTTACGAAGATAGGCTTGCCGAAATGCTCGCGCATTGGCTGGAATACATTGTTGGCTAAAGTGATTAGATTTGAAAGGTGTTCGCCTTCAGGCTCATTGTTGAATCCTCTGCGCTGGGCCGTTTGGCTTTTGCTGACTTCTGCAAGCGTAAGATTTGGGCTAATCTTCATTCGACGGATTTCGTTTTGAAACTCGTTTCTTTGCTGTATGAACGATGCGCTCCTCAAGTCGAGCGATTGTAGCCGATTGCGTCATCAAGATGCCGTTCATCTTTTCAAGTTGTGTTCGCAACTCTTGAATTTCAACGCGCAATCCCTCAATGATTTCTTCATTCTTCTTGACAATTGCGGACGCTTGCAAAGTCTGAACGATAAACGCCCCGATGCTCTTGCCCTTCCATATCAACCCACCCAATGATATTGCCATCATCACCGTGACTATTCCATATTCACCGATCAACTCGGCCACTCCTTCGATCACTTCCACTTTTTTGAATTTTTTTAATAAATCTGCGCAACTTTATTATGTTGCGTTTCTTTGGCTCATACGTTTGTTTCACAGCACCCATCCACAGAAGTTGTTATCAGTTGCAGGGTTGACATCGCTATTTGTGTTGCTTGAATATTCAGGGAATAAGTTAGAATTGCTGCAAAGATAATCGACTAACCTATTTGAATAATAGACCGCAAAGTCGCGCTCCTGCGAAACTAAGCTATCAACGTCTGACTTGTCTAATGCCGTAGCATTCTCAGGTTGATGTCTGTAAATACCTCCGTTGCCGATGGTGACGCTACCCATCGGTAAGAACTCAACCAATGACCAATGTATCAAAGCTGGCTTTACCCAATCCGTGACAAGGCTTAGATAGTTACCTGCAAGCGTTCCAGCAATAATGTCGGCCTGTATCTTCTCAAGTAGGTCAGTTCCAAGTAATCGCTGGATGTGCATATCTTGCGAGATGCTTATATATTGCACGAACTTGTCAGAGTCAACATTTGCGGATAGGTTGGAGTATCTGAGTACATCTTCGGCTTTTATTAATAGTGCTTTTGCCATTTCTTTACTTGTTTACGAAGCCTTTATCACCTCTGTCTATTGGTCGCATAGCAACCTCTTTTGGATTACGAACTCGATAACCTTCTTTTTCGCTTTTATTAGTGCTTACAGTTGGTGCAAGTGGACTTTTTGTGTCGATGTTCCCATCAATTACGGGCTTGCGGAATACTCTGCGCATCCATTTGTGATGACAAGCACCACCGCCTTTCCATTTCCAAATCGAATAAGTTGAAGCACCATTCAATCCCCAACCTGCGTTGACTGCTTTATCTCCCATTGCAATGATATCTTCCTTTCTGTATAGTTTATTTGCTGCAACCATCTTCTTGCAAAAAGGTCTGCTGTTGGCTTGAACCGCGTTAGGTGCGTAAACGTATCGCGTCTTGTATGCAACTCCATCAATCACTCTATCTTGCTCGCTCTTTGCGTTTGGTCTTGCCGTTCCTGTGCTGACAAAGTTGTAGACCTTAGATAATAGGTTAGGCTCTTTCTCGTCTTCGTCATAATCAACTTCGCTCTCTTCTATCAATTCCCAGCCATCGCCAAGTTCTTCGCCTTTTTCAATGAGTAGTTCAGCTACTTCGTCAAGGTTGTCTTTTGACAATTCAATACCTGTCTTTTCTTGCGCTGTATCAACATCTACTTCTTCGATTTCCATCTCGCTGAACTCAAGCGGCTGGCTAGTTAAGAAGAAAGTGTTTAGGCTTGCTCCGTTGAAAGATAGAATCGCGTTAACGGATTCAATGATTACTCGCTGCATTGGCTTAATCACCGTGTTGTCAAATAGCAAAGCGGCCATTTTAATTTCGTCTGCGTTTGATCCTAGTCCGCCGTTGTGCGGCAACCCAAAAAGCAAAGGTGAAACTACGCGATGCGATACCATTATTTTCCTACTTGCTTCTTCCGCGATAAATTGGTATTGATTATGTGCGTCTGGTAAACTTATCGATTCTATGCTTGCGGCAGTTTCTTGACTGTCGTTAAAAGCAACGATTACGCTATCTCCTTCTGTGCCTGTGAACTTGTCTTTTATCTTGGTTTCGATCATCCGCTGCTGATCTTCTTCAGGCACTCCGTTATTAAAATTGAGTATGAGATTTGAAGAAAATCTATTGTAGATGTTGTTTAGGTGGAATTTCGCAAGTTCAATTTCAACGAATGCATAATCTAATCCGCTTTGATATTCGACAGGGGAAAAATAATGGAATCCTGCTTTGTACGGCTTTATCACCATAACCTCAAGACCTTCTTTTGATTTCCCAAAGCAAGGTATTCTTTGATGCTCATCATTGCGCCTCGCGTTGGCCCAATCGTCACAATAATAGTAAGCCTCAATATAGCCCTCATCGTTCATCTTCTCAGGACGAAGGTTCTGAATAGGCATATGCGCCACCTCCATTACTTTGGTGTGAGAAGTATCATAAATAACTTGGTATGCTGCCTGACCAAATGTGTAAAAATCATCACAGATTTTCCGCATACAGTCTTCTGTGAATAGCTGCACCATCATTGCGTACTCGTCAGGCTTGCGAGCGGCGTTTGTAGCATATAATCCACGCCCGTAAATCATATCCGCTATGCCATTGATTAACGCGCTGTTGGTTGGTGATTCTTTTGCGTCAATCAACGTCTGATAATAGTTGTTATCTGCGCCGTAAGCAACGAACTTCTCGCGCTTGTCCTCGCTAATCTGAGGCGTTGTGTACTTGCCTAACTCTACTAAGCTGATGTTACTGCTCATATGATTACGAATTCGTTGTTAGATGGCTGTCCTGTGAACACATCTTCGTTGATGCTAAATTTAGGAAAGTCGGTTTGATCGGTAATAAAGGACTTTCCGCGAAAGCAAAGTTCAGAGCCGTCCATTACTTCGATGATGTAATTCTGCGCGTCCACCAGAAGCGGAGAAAATGTGTTTGTTATCGTCAAGTAGCCGTTCAAATATGTAGCTGCAAGGTTGAATGTGTGTGTCAGCTTATTCTGCTGCTCACTTGTAAACGTGACGTCTACATTTCCCGTCGGTTCAAATCTAGGAATGATCGTGAAGGTCTGCGATGCTGCTGATGTGGTTAAAATTACCATACACTATAAACGTAAAACTCAGATTTTGTTTCAAACAAAAAAGTAACCGATGTTATAACGTGTTTTAAATAACACGATTCCGTGTTTTAAATAACACGATATGATTCGAAATGTAGGTTGTGCGCATAAAAAAGGCCGCCCATTGAGCAGCCTCTTTTTTTAATATGTAGATAGATTAGCTAGTGACGATGGTCGTAACACCCAACGCTGTCAACTGATCTGCAATAGAAGTTCCTGTCGCAGGAATACAAAAGTTCGCAGGTATTTTCTCCGTTGCTGAAAACGTTAGAGTGTAACCATTCAAATCGCCCATTCCGCCACCTGTCGCGAAAGTTCCGCCCGTTACGTCACATCCGTGATCTAAGCCGCAAAGCAACAGATTTCCTTGATTGTCTTCAACCAAGATTTTCGGACGGCCATAACATAGTAACTTCAATTCCTTGTTTGCTTCCTTCGTCATCTTTTTCAAGGTGATGTTTAAAGCGGTCTCAAAGAAAGTAGTGCCGTTATCTCGGCTCGCATTAATTGTCTGCTCCAACGTGTTGGTTGTAGCCTTCAATTCATACTTATACGCTGTTAACGCTGTACCTAAAACGTCAATCACATCGGTATCTGTCGTATCGTATGTGATGCCTGAAACAGGTAGCGTGTCGTAGTTAAAAATGTAGATGTTATTGATGCCACCAATTGCATCTTTGCAAGGCTCTATTCGGCCTGCTGTAATATCGCAACTCATTGATTTTTATTTTTAAAAAAAAAAGGGCAAGCAAGCAATTGCTCACCTGCCCCAATTTAGGTTAGTATTAATTAAGAATAGAGTACAATGTCCTGTACGACTCCGTACGTTGCACCTTGAAAAAAGCGAGCAATGAATCTGAAGTTGTTTGATCCGTCAAGATCAGCCATATCAAGTAATCTTACTTCCTGAGACGCGCTAAGTAATGACGTTCCGAAGAAAAGGTTGCTGGTTTGAGCAGCTACCATTTTGTTGGCGGTCATTCCTTCTGCAACGAATACAGGTACTCCATTGAAGAATAGGTCAATTAAACGCTGATTTGATCCTCTGTTCTCGTAACCTGCTCCACCTACTCCAGCAGCAGCGTATCCAGCCAAATGCTCAACGTATGCCTTATAGACATTTTGCGAAACATATAATTTTAGATCCTCCTTGCCGTAAACTGCTGGTGGAATGTTTGCGACTACAAGCGCCATTTGAGCCGCAACGTTAGCGGGTGTGATAGCAACAGCGACGATATCTTGCGCTGCTGGAAGTGCAGCGTCAGCAGCAAGCTGAACTACCAATCCATCAAACTCGCCTTGATTGGCGGCAACACCCGACCAGATTGTCTGCTCAATTTTCTGAGCAACCTTTGATCCGATGTGTCCGATCATATAATCAGCTAATGTTGAAGGAACATCGCCTTGATTTGCGCCCATTGTTGCGACCTGCCAAGTAGATACGAAGTCTTTTTTGCAAAGTTGAAGGTTTACTTGAGCCTCTTCGACTGTCAAGATTCGCTCAGTCAAATCAACAGTAGATGTCGGGGTAAAGTCGCAGGTAGCGTCTTTGACGATAGCGTCAACGTCGATGCGTTGTATTACTTCTTTCTGAAGAACATTCGGTCGAACCGTGATGCCTCCGTTTTCAATTGTTGACGCGCTTAATAAAGCTGCGCTGATGTATTCACCAGCAAACTCGCCAGCGTATGTAGTCGTTATGTTAGTAGTTGTAGCCATTTTTATTTTTGGATTTTAGCTATTTTGCTCAAAACTCTGGTTTCAGTCGTTCCGAACTTTGTTGAATTAAACTTGAATGATTTCTTTGATTCCTTTTCAGGATTCGGCTTGATTGCCTTTGCTGCTGGCATATCGTCAGACGATAGAGCAACCTCTTCTTTTACTTCTTCTTTTTGTGTCGCAGAAAGCATCGACTTTATCTCACCAATAGCAGCTTCGAAGTCTTCCTTCGTAACATAACTTGGCTCTTCGCTTGCCTCAACTTCAACCTCTGAAGTTTCAACAGCCTCTTCTTCAGCAACGGCTTCTTCTTCCATCGCTTTGACTTCGCTGATTACGCCGTCTTCAGCGACAATCAACTTCATAGATTCTGGCAATTCGTACTCACCGATTGGAAGCGGAACTTGACCATCTTCCGTAACGATGAAAACTGATGCCCCTGTCTCGAAAGCATCCGCTTCGATCACAGTTCCATTTTCAAGTGTCATTCGCTCAAGCTGGATTTCCATTTTGAGGAGCGTCTTGATTTTGTTAATTACAGTTTTTTCCATATTCAATAAACGTTTATTTTATAAAGTGTTACATTTTCAACTTCCACAAGCCTCGCAATCCTCGTCAAGGCTGCATTCTTGTGGTTTTATTTTTGTTCTTCTGTCAAGGTCTTGGGCCGCTTTCATCATCTCTTCAAATGCGTTGCCTTCTTCGGTTATGTTTGCCATTTATATTCCTTCGTTATTAAATTCGTATCTCCAAGCGTTGAATGCTGAAGCTGATTCAAACATTGTGACTTTTGCGGAATCAATCGAAACCGTGCTTTCAATTCCAACGTGTTCGGTTGTGCTTTCGTCCTCGTTGAAGTAAATGAAATTCCAAGTTATCGCTGTATCTGCGACCTCGTAGGTATTGTCTGTTATGTATCCGTATTTATTCATATTAATGTGGAAATATGTATGGTGTGACAAAGTTTGAAAGCGTCAAGTCATTTGAACCTGCGCTTCCGCTATTTGGAATTGTCGTTGTGCCGTCTACCACATTAAACTTATACCAATAATCGGGCGTTGTTCCAAAAACAGCAACAGGGTCTGCCCCGTCACCCCCATTATAAAGGGCTTGTGCTTGCGCAACGCTTCCCGTTGTTTGGGTAAAAATTGCGTC